AGCCAAAGACCTAGGTCATATATCTACATTTACACTAACTACACTAGCAACAACACCAGATTTAAAGTTAGAAGAAAGAGGTTGGGAACCAATAGATTACAATTGGGCATTTAGAGGTTAACAATGGCAGTATTTACAGCAATAGCAACAGCAATAGTAGGAGCAGTAGGATTAACTGGTGTTTTAGCCACTATTGCAACATCAGTTATAGCAGGTGGACTTGCTTATGGTACAGCAAGAGCATTAGGTGTATTTAAACCACCTTCTTTTGATCAAGGTGCAGACCCAGGTACTAGTATACAGTTACCACCAGCAACAGATAATAAATTACCAGTACTATATGGACAAGCATTTACTAGTGGTCCTATATTTGATGCCGCAATTAGTAATGAAAACAAAACAATGACATATTGTATTGCATTATCAGAAGAAACACAAACAGGAACATTTAGTTGCAGTCAAGTGTTTATGAATGATGTAGAATTATTCTTTTCTGGAAATTCAGTAACAAGTCACAGAGATCCTAACCAAAGTACAGATACAAGTTATGCAGGTAATGTAAGGTTAAACATATATGCAGGTGGTAGTGGTGCTACTGATTGTATATTTCCTGCAGTAGGTGGTGCATCTGCTACAAGTATAGTACCTCATTGGGGAGCAAATCATACAGCAAATAACATGGTGTTTGCTGTACTACAGATAGATTACGATGCTGAAAACGGTTTAAATGGTTTACCGCAAATGACCTTTAAAATGAATAACACACTAAACAATCCTGGTGATTGTTTATTCGATTACCTTACAGATAGTCGATATGGCGCAGGACTTAGTACTAGTCAAATAGATGTAACAAGTATAACAGGTACTGCCAATACAGCAATGAAAGGTTATAGTAATGAACTTGTTAGTTATACAAATGCTAGTAATGTAAGCACAACACTGAAACGTTATGAAATAAACGGTATGTTAAGTACATTTGATGTATGTTCAACAAACATAGATAAATTATGTCAGTCAGCGGGTACATTCTTTTCATTCAATGTTAAAGATGGTAAGTTCAAAGCAATACCAAACAGAGCACTTAGTACTGCCGAAAAGGCTAACTGTTTAGTATATAATGATGACAACATAGTTAGCAAAATAGACATAAGTTCAACAGAATTATATGCACTATATAATGGTGTAGAAGTTGAATTTATGGATAAACAACGTAAAGACCAAACAAATACAGTAAAAATAACAACACCTCCAGCAGATAGAAATCCTAATGAACCAGATAATGTGTTAAATTACAAATTAGATATGATTAATGACAATGTGAGAGCAGAAATATTAGCAAACATTGACCTTAATCAAAGCAGAGTAGGAACAGTAATTCAATTCGTAAGTGATTTTAGCGGAATTCAAAGTGATGTTGGTGATGTTATAAAGGTTACTAATAATTTATACGGTTGGACAGATAAATTATTCCGTGTTATGAGAGTAACAGAACAACAAGACGAAACAGGTATGGTAACAGCACAAATAAGTGCTATAGAATATTCAGATAGTTACTATACACATCCTATAGCAACTGAAACACCTCCTTTAGGTAATATAGATTTACCAAGAATACCTATTATACCTCCTATATTCATACCGCAAGTATATAATGGTACATACGGAAATTTATCAGCATTACCAGGGTCAGTATTCGGTAATGTTGTTACAAATCCTGCTATGCAAATATTTGGTGCAGGTGCTCAGTTAGAAAACGCAGGACTAGGTAATACAAATGTGGTAAATGGTACTACATTCAATGACTTGATTACACCAGAAGTGTATGATATATCAGGTGTAGATATAGGAGATTATACATTTACAGCGGTAGGTAATCTAGGTGGTGTTATACCAGGCGGAGGGTATGATGCAGGTTTTCGTAACGAAGTAACATTACAATATGCAAATACTACTCATAGTGCTAACATACCAATTACAGGCGGCGGTGTAACCTTTACAAATATAACAGGTGCACCTCCACAATTAACTGATACTAAAAAGGTAGAACTAGATCCTACAGCACATAGTCTACCTGCTGATATGAAACCAGTACAAGCGACTATGAAAATACAAGGATATAGTACATTAGATACAGCAAATTCATTTCCTAGAAGTGTAGGTAACATGGCATATGAAATGAAACGTATCACAAAAGGTGAAAAGTAATGCATAGAATAATATATAAAACAGATACAGGAGTAATAGAATCCTGTAGACGTATGAGTGATTCAATATTGGCTTTGCAGTTACAACAAGGTAGTAATTTAGCAAGTATAAACGGATATGTTCCAAACACAATGGAATACAAAATAAATTTAGAAACATTAGAAGTAGAATCACAAGAAAATCCTTTTACAACATTTAACATAGATAGTTGGATGAGAGAACGCAGAAACAATTTACTTAAAGCCTGTGACTGGACACAAGGTGTAGATTCACCTTTAAGTGACAGTAAGAAAACAGAATGGCAAACATACAGACAAGCATTACGTGATGTTCCTGCTAACAATACAAGTGCCACAAACAGAGAAGATGTAACATGGCCAACGCAACCGGAGTAAACAATGCCTATAGGAAGTAGTAAATTTTTTAGAGGAAAACAACCTGGTAAAAGTACAAGATTTACAGGCTATCCCGGTTGGCCTGACCTGCCTAACGTGACTGTGTTTACTGAGATAATACAAGGGTTTACAAGTACTGGAGCACCTAGCAATATACATATAAGTGAAGAACACAATTTTGTTCCTAATGTAAGTGCCGGTAGTATAGGCGATAATTTATCTGTACAAACAACACTTAATGGTAACATTTATATTACAACAGGTGCATTTGGAAATCAATATGGTCCTTTATGGGCGTATGATGACGAATCAGGAAATATTGCAAATATAGCCGTAAATTTAAATAATGGTGTAGAAATGTCTGGGCATTCACAAATAGTTGCAGATTCAACATCTGGCATGCTTATATCGTTAAGAAGAAATAGTCCTGCTCAAATAGCACAAATTGATTTAATAAATGGCACAAATTCAGTATCAAGTGCCGCACAAAATATAAATGTTCCTGGTGATTTCCTTATAAGTAATCCTATACTTATACCTTGGGGAGGTCTAAGTAATTTACAAGGTAGTCTGGTTTTAGTAATGAGAAACGGGTTTGGAGCGACTGATTCATTGGCTTATCTGTTAAATACTTCCAGCGGTTTCTATGGTTCAACTGCTTTACCTAGTTCTCCAACTTATGGTAGTGGAGGACCTGGTTTAGCCGCGGCCGCAAGTCCGGATAATGAAAAAATTTATATTAGTGGACAACCCAGTGGAAGATTTACGTTTTTAGATAGCACAGGTGCTAATTTTATACCTTCAGGAGGAGAAGTAGCATTTTCAGAAACAAAACCATTATTCACTAGTGGTTCTTATTTTGGAACAGCACAATTAGGTGTAGATAAAAATATATATTTCTTACCTTATAGATCTAATCATATGATGATTTATAATCCAGTATCTAATACAGCAACTACTAATGGTAACATTAATGTTAAGCCTGGCCGTGTAACTGCCGTCTTAAGTAAAGTAGTAAATCGCGGTTCAGCGAACCCAGTTGATGTATATGTGTTTGACGGAGGTCATTCGCATGATCGCATTGGTCTTGATGAACCAGTTACATTTAGTGGTCTTACAGATGCTAATATAACTACTCTTAATGGTGAATCATGGAGAGCAGGATATGTTGCTAATGTGGGTGGATATACTTTGAAATCTAATACTGGTAATGCTGACTATTTAGAATCTTTAGTTGATTCTAATATTACACTTACAGAAGGTAATATCACATATCTATCTAGTAATGTGTATATAGATTCTACATTAGGAATTGACGGAAACATATATGCATTTTCCTACACTGGTAATGCTAATAGTGAAGTACAATCACTGATGAGTATAGATTCTAAACCAGATAGTCCTACATATCAACAAATTAAACACTACAATATACCAGGAACTAGTGAATCTTCATACATAAATTATGCAGGTATTGGACAATCAGGGCAAGGCATGTTACTAGGAATAGGACCAGGAAATACAGGTATGCCAGGAGCAAATATATCTGTAGCAAAAGTACAAATAAGCGGTACAGGGTTTAAGGATTTCCTAGTTAATCCATTTATAAATAATGGAAATTAGATAAATATAACAAAAGGGATAATACGAACACGGATTATTCCGTATCCAACAGGAGAATAACATGAGCGGTAGACTCTTATCATTTAAGAACTACATTGGCGGTGCAGATAATGTACAAGTCATTGAAAAGTTCCCATCAGAACAAAAAACATTTACCTATAATTATAATACTGATATAAGTAATTATACATTTGAATTAGATTCCCAAACAATAGTTGTAGATACTTTAACGTACAACACCAATGACGGTAATCCAAATTTTACTACAAGTTCAGTAGTAGGATATTTTGCTAATGTAGATGTAAGTGCAGTAAATGTTTCTAACAGAAACAACGCACAAGGAACAGTTAATATTACAATGCCTGCAAATTTATATGCAGGAAACGTTTTGATGCCAGATGCAAGAACAAATGTACCAATCACAATATTCTCAGTCGCATGGACAAACACAGGTGTAACGCCTACTGTAACAGAATCACATAGATGGGCAGTATTAGAAAGATACAAACCTGGTGATAAAGCAATTGGAAATATATTAGCAGACACATCTTTCGTATCATTAACAACATAAGGAGACTGTAATGGCCGTATCAAATATAACCGTAGCAGTTACAGAACCTACAGTATCTCTTAGTCAGGATTTAGTTAATGTAAGTGTAGCATCAACAATTTCAAATGTAGTAGTAGGAAACGCAATTACTACTAGTACCGCTGATATCAGACTTGCAATCGGCAATACCTTACCAATAACATACAATAATGTAACAGGTGTTATTGGATTTACATCTAATTTAGATGATTTAACACTAAAAAAATACCAAGAAACAATAGTAAGTGGCGGAAGTGTCAGCGGAGCAGTATCTGTAAACATTGCAAGTGGTACCGTACATACATTAACTTTAACTGGTAATGTTACAGGTATAACATTAAACAATATATCCTCAGGTGGTAGTGCAACACTAATTTTAACACAAGATGGTGGCGGTGGTAAATTAATAGATACCACAACTACGCCTTCTAATTGGACAGATTGGAATTTTGCTAATGAAAGTACAGATTTAGATACTGATCCTAGTGCATGGAATATCATGAACGTGTTTTATGATGGTTCAAAATATTATGCATCAATAACACAAAAAAGTGCATTACTATTAACTAATAGTGAATTAGCAAACAGCAGTCTTACAGTTAATGGTACTAGTATTGCTTTAGGTAGCAGTGGTAATATTGCTAATTTTGGTACATTAACAACTAGTAATTTAAGTGAAGGAACAAATCAATATTATACAGACGCAAAAAGTAGAGGTGCAGTTAGTGTAACTCAAGCAAGTGCCAGTGGAGCAGGAACTTTAGGATACAATAATGGAACAGGTGTTTTTACATACACACCACCTGATTTAAGTGGATTTGGTACAAGTAGTCTAACAAATGCTCAAGCACAGTCATACATACAAACAAACGGATTAAACGGCACTGGCAATGTCACAATGACAGGCACAGCGGCTTTTGGTAACAGTCCTACTCAAACACATACATTTACAGGTAATGTAAATGTAACAGGAGACATAGAAGTTAGTGGTAATTTAGATTACAGAAATGTAGAAGATTTATATGTAAGAGATCAAAGCATAACACTAAACGCAAATGCGGCTACAGATGCAACAGTACAAATAATAGCAAACAGACCACAAGCAGGTGCAAATACTGTATTACGTTGGAACGAAAGTACAGACAAATGGCAATTTAGTAATGACGGTAGTGCATATCAAGATCTTATAGGATTAACAAATTTAAGTGTTACTCAAGCAAGTGCGAGTGGTACAGGTACTTTAGCCTATAACAACAGCACAGGTGTATTTACATACACACCACCTGATTTAAGTGGATTTGGTACAAGTAGTCTAACAAATGCACAGGCACAAGCCTATATACAAACAAATGGTTTAAATGCTACAGCAAACATACAAACAAGTGGTTTCTTTATAGGTGATTTAGATGGTGCTGTACTGTTAGATGTTTATAATGACAATGTAAGTACTTTAACTAAAGGCGAGGCTGTATATTTAACTGGTGGAAACAATGGTGATTTACCACATGTTGCACTAGCAGATTCAGATGATGCGTCTAAAATGCCTGCTATAGGTATTGTACGAGAAAACATACCAGGTAGTAGTACAGGACAAGTAGTAACTTCAGGTGTAATGAATGACAGTAGCCATGGCTACACATTAGGAACAGATTTATTTATAAGTGCAACTCAGCCAGGTGCATTGGCAAATACAGCACCTACAGGTGAAAATGCAGGAATACAAAAAATAGGTAAAGTAGTAAGTGCCAATCATATTCTTGTACAAGGAGCCTTTAGACAAAATCAAGTTAGTAATTTAAACAATGGTAATATCTTTATAGGTAATGGTAGCAATCAGGCAACAACAGCAGTATTAGATACAAGCATAGTTACTGAAAACACTAATTTATATTATACAGATGCTAGAAGCAGAGCCGCAGTAAGTGTTACTTCAAATACACCTAGCGGAAACGGTTCATTAAGTTATAATAACAGTACAGGTGTATTTACATTTACACCAGCAGATGCTAGTGGCGGCGGCGGCGGCGGCGGTGGCATATCAAATGCTGACGCAAAAGCCTATATACAAACAAATGGCTTAACAATGACTTCTGCTATAACTAGCAACAGTCTAATTAGCACAACAGGTAATTTACAAGTTAATCCAAATACTGCCATAAACGGACTTAAAGGTCTAACATTTGACACCACAAATAACTTCTTAGGATTAGGAACAACTACTCCAGGTGTTTTGTTAGATGGCACTAATGAAGATAGTGCATTACATATTCAATGTGAGAATCAATTCCACGGCACACTAACAATTGAAGAAGCCAGAGGAACATCATCAGGTCCTGAAATCAACTTTGTTAAAGCATGGTATGATACGGCAAATTCGGCTATATCGGCAGTGGCATCTGGTAACAGAATAGGTGAAATACACTATGAAGGTTATGATGGTTCAGCATATAAAGAAGGACTATACCACAATGCATTCGTAGACGGAACTGTAAGTTCTGGCACGGTGCCAATGGGTTGGGAAATTAGAGGTAATGGCCTAGGAACATCAACTAACAGAAGTATGTTCAAAGTTAGAGGTGATGGTACAATTGAAATGGGTATCATGAGCACTGATGATAGTTCTGGAGGGACAAATGTAACAATTCAAACCAGTGGTAACATATCAACAAGTGGTAAAATAGATGCTACTGGAACAATTACAGGTGGCACATTAACAGATGGTACTTTAAACATAAGTTCAGGTAGTATTACAAGTGCTGTAAATGTAACAGGTACAGGTACTGTACAAGGTACTACACTAACAGATGGTATATTGCAAATTACAGGCGGTAATATATCTGTTATACATGATGTTGATGCTACTGGTCACTTCCACGCACAAGAAGACATAAAATCTTTTGGTAGTGATTTAATCTCTCAACTTGGTAACGTAGAAGCCGCGGCTGGTAATGTTGTAGGACAATATTTACATGGTGAAGGATCAAATATAACTAATGTTGTACATTTAACTGATGCACAAACAATTGATGGTGACAAAACATTCACGGGAAGAAATACATTTGTACCTGCAACAAATGGTGAAGGTGTAGAAATACACAATGATGTTAGTGCAACAGCATTCCTATTACAATCTAATGTAGCAGGTGGCGTTAGGCAGATATGGCAACAAGCAGATAATAGTTCTGATGGTGGTGATATTTTAGCACTTAAATCCAGAGGTAACATTGCTTCCCCAACAGCAACACAATTTGGTGATGATGTCTTTACATTTGAACCAAGACCATTCAACAGTGATTCGTATAAAACAGATGTAGCATTTAAGATGACGGCAGAACATGCTGTTCCTGGTAGCGGTAGTAGTAATGGTGCTGTAACATTTAAATTTGTTAACGAATCATATGGTAAAGCATATTCTGATAACACTATGGCATATACTAGTGATGGACACTTAGTAGTAGGCCCAGGTGTTGTAGATATCAGTAAAAATCAATACCGCAACAGAGGAAATACTGTTATAGGTAATGGTGGGTCTACAGATATAGTATCATTCGCAGATTATGAAGCAAAATTACTATTTGATAAAAGTAACGCCGCAAGTACAAGCAATTCAAGTGTAGTAGTAAATGGTTGGTATAACAGGAACTACTGGACAGCAGTAGGTTTCGGAGGAGTAGGTACTTATGGACTAGATGCATCAGCATTAGACGGCCAGACAGTATTTGTTCAATTTGCACGAAATACATTATTCTCCGGAGATGAAGTAATACCAGATGGTACAGCAGTTACATTTAGAGGTGACGTACAGCAATATGCCGCAAACACTTTAAACAATACATATTACATAAGAACATGGTTCGACGATGGACCAGTTGTAGGTGATGATTTAAATAGTGTGTACTGTGCCGTATATACTAATGCTACATGTACAACACCACTAACATACAATGATTTAGTTGCAAGTCCGGGAACTTATGTATACCCAGCAAGTAATGGTAATGGTAAAGGTATATTTGAATTTAGTTCAAAACCAGCACAAGGCCTTGTTAACGTAGGTGCATCACAATGGTCAACTAGTGGATCAGGTGCAAATACTAAATTCGTAGCACATAGATTTAATGGTAGTTATTTAGATATTAACTTCTTAGATCCTATGGCAAGTTACGGAGGACCTAATGCTCCTGCACCAGGTGACGGTCATGTTGTAGGCGATACAATTACAATTAGTGGCGCAAACCTTAAAGGTATAGCAACAACTAATAATGTAACATTTACAGTTGACAGTATAGACGGCAGTGGTGGTATAGCAACTATTGGTAATATTACAGGTACAGCATATCAATTAACTAACGCACAATGGTCTATGGAAATGGATCAGACTACAGATAATTTATATGTAAAAGATGATGGTACAACTAAATTTACATTTACACCTAACGGTGCTGAATTAAAACAATTTAATGAAACAGTTGTAGCATTAGGTAATCAAAGCGGTAATATTAGTGCAAGTATAAATGCTGTAAATGGTAGTATATTTACTTTAACAGCAACTGGTGGTATAACATTTAACAGCATTCCAAATGCACAAGCAGGTAGTAGTTATACTATAAAAGTTACACAAGATGGAACAGGTTCACATGCATTGACTAGTACAATGAAGTTCGCGGGTGGTGATAAAACATTATCAACAGCAGGCGGCAGTATAGATGTTATAAATGTTGTTTATGACGGTACACATTACTTAGCAACGTTAAGTAAAGCATACGCATAGGAGTAAGAATGCCTTTTAGTGGTAGATTAGGTTTCCAATTCGTGCAAGACAGTACGCCGGCCGTACCAGAATGGTATGAATTAAGTAAAACCGATGTATCAAATGTAGTATCTACATTCTCACTTACAGGTACACGTTCTTTTACCACTTTTGATATAGGAGGTACTATATGGAATACGACAGGCGCATATAGAGGTCCAGTAGCCGCACCTAACGGTAATGTATATCTTTGCCCAAGTGCAAAATCAACAAACAGTATATTAGAATATGATCCTGTAAATCAAGTTGCTACAGAAATAGACAGTGGTGAAACACTAAGTGGTAATCCTAAATATATTGCTGGTGCTTTAGGACCAGATAACAAAATATATTGGCCACCTTATTCTATGGATAAGTTCCTTATATATGATGTAGATGCAGGTACATTTGAATTACAAGACTGGGGTCTAACGTTTAGTGGATTTAAGTGTGAATTTGCCAGATTTGCAGGAGATAAATTATATTGTATAGGAGATCCTTCTGATGCAGTTATAGTCAATACCACAGCAAATACAGCCGTCAATAGTAATTTAGGTATAACATTAGGCACTACAAGTGCAAAATATGTGTCAGGTGTAAGATCAATAGCAGATGATTGTATATATGCAGGTGGTTATAACAGTGGATACATCTTAAAAATAGATCCTACTACTGATACAGCATATCAAAACAACTATGGTGGTACATATAATAATAAAAGTCAGGGTATTGCTAATGGTAAAAACGGTAACTTGTATATAATGGCACACGTTGGTTCAAATACATACGAATTTAATCCAACAGCAAATACATTAACAGCGATATCGGGAGGTACTCAAACCATGGGTGCCGCTATGGGTACAGATGGTAATGTATATGCAGGATCATGGAGTTCCACTAACTTTATGGATGTAACAATTCCTAGTCTTACTACTAATCCTACATATATGCCTACTGGTGCACAAAGATGGGGTAGTATAAGTATAGGTAACACAATATTGCAATTTGGTCATAGTGCTACTACTGTAGCTCATATAGATGCCGCAGGTAGTGGTGACGGTGAAGATCTATTACAAAAAATTACATTAACAAATTACTACAACAAGGATAGATAATGACACAATATTATCACAGATATAAATTAGAAAATAATCATTATAATGGTAGTACAAGAACACATAATGATGATACAACATGTGGGTATACAGAAGTAGAACCTACAGAATACTATGATCACTATACACACATTCCAGTATGGAATGGAACTGAATGGATAATAACAGAAATAGGAGAATAATATGCCAAAATCACAAAGAGGCGGAATGAAGAAAAAGAAGAAGAAAGGTGCTAAAGGCAAAGGTAGCAAAAGAGGATAGTACTTGGGCAAAATACTTCGCTAGTATTAGAGGAGTATGTCCCTGGAGTTATAATTTAATGGATAAGATACTTGTACTAGACACACATGTAAATTGTATGAATACGTGGAGTACAATATTTAAGAGCAGTAACCACGAAGCATTTGTTTATAAATTTCCCAAAGCAAATGCACAATGGTTAATAAATAAGTGTGAAGAATTAAATGCCTCACAAGAACATTCAGAATGGTTATGGAGCCATCCTGATGAAGACAGTGGAGATAACACATCAACACATATTCCTGTTCTTATACAACAGGACAGAGAAAAATTAACAGAATTAAGAAATAAAGTAGGATATGAAGATGGATAATTTAGAAGAAAAAGGTCAGTTAATTACTTATATTTTAGACAATTATAATGGTAATTCTAAAGGTAAGTCTATAACAGATAAAATATGGGCTGGAGAAATTACTACAACAACTGAAATAGATGAGTTATATAATGGCTAAAAGAATAACAACACAAGAACTCCATAGAGAGATTGAAATAATTAAGAATAACCATTTGGCGCATATAGAACAAGATTTAGACAATCTTGATACGGCAGTCAAGGATAACAGAAAATATTTCGAGACTCGTCTAGACAGACTCGACAATCGTATATGGGGTCTTGTGTTACTTGCACTATCAACATTAGGAGCCACTATAGCAAGTATAGTGATGTAATATGCCAGTAGCACCAGCAGATGTAAGAAAAATAGCCCGTAAGGCATTAGATGTTAGAGAGACACTACCTAAAAGCCGTCAAGCAGGCACACTAGTAGGCCTTGCAAGAGCAAACCAACTAGCAAAGGGAGAGGATGTCTCACTACAAACATTATTGCGTATGCGTAGTTACTTGTTAAGAGCAAGAGAGAATTACAGAAACGCAAAATCACAAGGAAAAACAGCAGAAAATTCAAAAGCCATTCAGGCATATATGCTTTGGGGTTCAACACCTGGTCTAAGGTGGGCTCAAAGACAGATAACCAAGTTAACCAAGTAATCCTTTAAATAATTTACCACTTTTAAGCACTATTTTGACTGATAGTGATAAATAAAAGTGTTAAAATAATAAAGGAGACTAATTATGCCTAATAAAACAGGATTTATAAAAAAACAAAA